GCGGTTGCTTGTCTTGCCCAAGTCGTAAAAGTTCTTGGTGCGGCTTCATATGCTTGTCGCAGAGATTTATTCGCTACATTTGCAAGCACGCTTGTAAGATCCGATGTTCCAATAAATGCTCGCGTTGCTATCTGCATTCTATCCATTCCGCGAACATTCACACCATCGTTACCGAGCATGTCCCGGCACAAATCAATCATGTTCATCCCGGCGAATTGTTTCGCGCCATCAGACAAACCTTTTTTCGGATTTGCACGATAAAGAATGGCTTCAGACATTAATTCACGGCGTGTTTCGGTTTCGTCTCGAATGGTTACAATATCGGCACGACTCGAAATTCCCGGTTTCTCTGTTCGTTTCGCCAATGCTTCAAGGACTTCTTTGCGCGCATCATCAACTGATATCCCGCGTTCAATCATGCCATCAGCCAATGTTTCATCAAGAGAAACTGAGCGGCAAATCTGCTTGATCTCAGTGATGCGTTTGCGTTCCGTTGCCAGCGCTTCTGATTTAATGGCTTCAATATCAACTTTTTGTGTTTCGATTGTTCGCTGCGCTTCAATAACTGGCTCTTGCTTTTCGATTACTTGCGTTTCTTTTTCCACGGCCTTGGCCTCCTGATTAATTGATCGTCCTATTCCTACTGTTGCATCTGCCGGGATATCGCATAAAGTTACTTCGAGCGGCAGCCAGCTCGTTACTCTATATTCGTTTGGAGAGTCTTTGTTTTCTTTGATAAGCGTGCGCTCGTTGATCTGATAGCCAACGCTTACATTAGCGATGATCCCGTCTTCAATGTCTTGCAAGAGCGGCCCCATCCCTTCCCTGCGCGACATCTTTACTTCAACGTAACCCCGGCCTTTTTCTATCCATGCGCGTTTGGTCACTCCGATTGAGCGCACTGGTGCATTTTCCGTAGCATCCAGGCCATGATTGAGCAAAACAGGAGCGCCAGCATTCAGGCGCGTTAAGTCGACTTCGCTTTCCTTGTGCCCAAGGATTTCCACCCACGGCTCATCAAACAAATTTGAGCGAAGATAAGGATCTTCGGAGGAGAAAGGAAACTCTAGAACGAGATTACGCGATGCAGCAGATTCTGGATCTGCTTCGCGTTTTTGTACTGTAAGCTGGAAGTTTCGTGTTACGAGAGTCTCAGACATAAACGGAACCTATATAAAGTTCCGCCTATTAGAATTGAATTGCTATTTCAAATACATGCAAAATTGAAATTAATTTGCTGCTTGATCGTTTATTGGTAAATCTTTGTCTGAAGGATAGGGGATGCCAGCGTCAGCAAACATTTTACGATCAGCAATAATCTCATTCATCAGGTCTTGTGGGTTATATCCACGTTGCCGAGCGCCTTCAGACCACGATTTAAGGTTGTTGCCAATCTCTAGCTCTTCACCTTTAATGTCTTTCAGGGGATCTACCCAGTCCCATTTCGGAGTTGTCCAGTCAATCTCTTGATCTGGTTTAATACCGGCATTAGATAATGCTGCGGTTTTAAGCCAAACATCAAAAATACGCTCGCATACCATCGGTATAAATGTCAGCCATTGGAATTGCTCCACTTCTCTTCTAAAATCCAGGGTGCCAGCGCGTATTGATGAGTAATTGACCTGCGAAAGATCGCCGGTCATTTGCTCATATGTGCTGCCTATGCCAGCAGCAATCGCGTGCAATCTTGTATTTACATACTCACCGTAGCCTGTAGAAGCGGGCGGATTATTAAAGGTGATCTTTTCGCCAATGCTTAAATATTCGATCATACCTGGCGCAAGCTCTTCTAGTCTTCGCTGTGTATCTGCTTCAATTGTTTCGCCGCCCAATGTCCTGGATTCGTCATCCGATTCAACGATGGCAGTAATGCACGCTTCTGCTGCTTTTCTTACAAGCGTTGCCTCTTCGTACTCGTCAAGGTCGTTTGCTGTGATCATAACCGGAGCAAAAATAGGCACACCGCGCGCTTGTCCAGGCCTGAGTTTGTCGTAAACATGGATAATATCTTCGGCTATTACCCGCGATGATTGCAGGCTTTGAAACTTGACACTGTTCTCGCCTGGATGCTCTTTATACAGCCAATATGCAGACCGCCGCCCGATTGGATCATACTCTATCCCGTTCTGAATATATCCACCGGTTTTAAGTAATTCATTTTTGTTCGTATCAAGATAATCAGGCTCTAAAACTTGGATTTGCAATGGAATTGACAGACCATCTTCCGGTCTGCGGTATCTGAAACGTATCAGGCACTCACCTGACTCATGTATTGTTCGCACCATGAGCCGCTGCAATCCGTAAAAATTGCACTGTCCGTCAGCGTCACATTCTTTAACCCATCGCTTCCATAGTTTCTGTGTTTTTTTGTCTTTGATGCTTGGAATTATTCCCGTACCGACTGCATTTGCAACGAATACCCGCAGCCCTTTATTAGCATATGGATTATTTCGCACCAGATCGCGCGAACGATCACGAAGTTTAGATAATCCAGGGGTTATTTCAGAGTTTGCCGATGTGCTTGGCGTTACCCACCCGCTCGTACGCCGCCCAGAGTTTGCGCCATCGTACCCGCGTTTGGTTAATTTGCGCTTGAGCGTGTCTTTTTTTTGTTGCTCGAAGTACGCACTCAGATTTTCAATGACAGCCATTAGTCAATCCTGCGGGAAATGTACGAAAATTTGCGCTTTGCTGCAACAGTTCCGGCAGATTGCAGCGCCGCGCTTATCGTATTGCGTGCCTTGATCAAATCATCCATTGAGCGATAAACAACTTCCCGGCCATCGTATGCTACCTTCAATTCACCGCTCGCTATTGCTGTTTCAATCGCCTCAAGCTGGTTTAAAGTAAAACTCATAGTCTGGATTCCCGGATTTTACGCATCATTCGATAAACGGTGATTTTAGATATCCCGTATTTTTTTGCTATTTTGTCTTGTGGAATATTTTGTTTGATATCATCAGCCATTCTCGCCTTGTCAAGTTCTGAGCGCTTTGCAACATAAACAAGCCCTCCACAAAATTCCTGCCGAACTGATCTGGAAATTCTGGTGGCGCAATCTTTATCCACGCCACTGGCAATCATCACATCTGTAAATCTATCGATTACGTCCACGCATTCGCCCTCTCAAATTGCTCATCATTGATTTGCCGCGCGATAAAGTAGATCCAGAACTTTTAACAATATTGTCATCGTTCTTATACACTACTTCCTGTTTCACTTCAATTATTTTTTGTACTGGGTTTTGCAGCCTAATTTCTATCCTTTCCCAGTCTTACTATTAAAAAATTAAACAAAAATATTAAATAATGCTTGCTATTACGACAAGTTGGCGTATAATAGTATCCATGGTTGAGATGTTCTTAGCCACCGCGCCTCGGGATAGGGGCTGGAGAAATAAAATGAGAAAAGGCGATTTGACACGTGACCAAGCGATTAACATCTGCGGTACTAGTGCAGTTAATAATTTAGACAGACTTAACTGCGATTTTACAAACCGAGTGCAAACAGATGGTGATGATGCTGTGGAGTTTGCTGCTAGCATCAAATGCACGGACGATAATGGCGATGATTGCACATTGATCGCATATTATTACCAGGATCCAGACGATATAGACGAGACAGACGATCTTGGGTCATTGGATTGGGAGATCAACGGTTACGAGATAGGTTAATGACTAACCACCCAAACCGCAGCCGTGCGAAAAGCACGGCAAGCAACCCTAGGCCTGAAGAAATAATAGAAGCCAGGGAAAGCGCGAATTTATCTCAAGAAAAAGCAGCTAAATTGATTTATTCTGCCTTGCGAACGTGGCAGCACTGGGAGGGTGGTGAAAGCAGAATGCACCCCGGATTGTGGGAGCTCTTTAAAATTAAGATTGGAAAAAAACCGTGAATGCAAGCTTATTTGATAATTTTGATGCGATAAAAAGAAATATTTCGAATAAAAACAAAGTTGAAACGAAAAGCGGAACGTCTGCAATAAAAAGAAAAAATAGACATTTAACAAGAAGAGCCAAAAGCGAAGAGGTATTGCGGTCTATTTTGCCTGATTCTGTCGATGTTGGTGACTCTTATCATGTCATGTCGAGCGGTGACGTGGATTCTATGAGCTTTATGACTTTCTACATGATCAATTACAAATTCGATGAGGTTTTAATATCGACATGGGTGATTGCTGACAGCGATATTGACAATCTCATTGACATGATGCGAAGGCAGGATCAAGAAATTAAGGTTATATTTGGGGGAAATATACCCCGGGACTTATCCTGCCGAATATTCCAAACTTCTAAAGATGCGCGAAGAGTTCGATTTTGAAATGGTCGTAGCAAGGAATCATAGCAAAATCATGTTAATGAGCGGGGGCACTAGCGGGATGCATCTTGTGATTGAATCAAGCGCGAATGTAAACACTAATCCGCGCATGGAGCAAACTGCGATCCATAACGATAAGGGTCTACATGATTTTTATTCAGAGTTTTTCGCTGGCGTAAAGTCGATTGACAAATATTCCGCTAACTAAGGCAAAACTAGCTAAAGAGCTGGGGATCACGCGACAATCTATAAATACATGGATCAAGCGCGGGGACCTGGTTTTTGATGAAACGGGGAAAATGTCGATTGATGAATTTAATCGACAACTTGGGCATAGATTACACCCTGTTTCAAAAATAAGGGATGAAAAGTATTCTCCGATTTTTAATGATTTAAATAAAAACGTTGAGGATGTTGAGCTTGACTTCCACGCAGCGAGAACAATACGAGAAATAGCCGAGGCAAAAACTGCTGAATTTAAGCTGAACGTGATGAAAGG